GATCCTGAGCACAACCTAGTATCCAGTTTCGAAGTTGATGTGTTCGCACGAGAGGTCGAAGATGCTTTCTGGTCTAAGACAGGCATCGCCGCCGCCGTGACGAAAGTCCGGTCGAAGTACAACCAACAAATAGTGTCGGTTGGATTTACGCCAGACGGTTTGCTAGTTAGCGCGCCAGGCGCGACCTTGCCCACCTCGCCGTACGATTTATTGTATCATACTGCTAGCACACAACAGGGATTTTCTGGTTCAGTCATACTTTGTGGCAATAGCGTCGTTGGTATGCACGTTAGAGCGGCAGACGAGTACAACGTAGCTGTACGAGTTGAGTACATTGATTACTTGATATACAGTAGCTCCGAGGAAGAAGCTAAAGGGAAGAATCGCAAGAAATATTCCTATGCAGATGCAGCTTACAAGGAGTACTATAAACAACACAAATGGCGTGGCGGAATAGCCACGATCGAGCGCACTAGAGATGGGCGCCATGCGATCGTCCTCAATAATGGGGAAGCTACTTACGGTTGGAACATGGATGAATTGGTCGATAGTTTTGGTAGGACAGGTAATTTCCGAAAAGACGAAGACTTAATTCTTGATATGATGATTGAAAATGAGCAGGACGCCCGCATGGGACGCAGAGCTTTGCGTAGTGGAAAACGCTCAGTAGTCGGTTATCAGTTCGAGGATGAAAAACATTCATACGGGGGAAATCGAGTTGATTATGATCGCAACAAATATGGCTTCGAGAACGTTCCTTTGAAGCCGGATGACTTGAGGAGTACGGCGGATTCTGAAAATTCCAGTAAAACTACGGTGAGACCGAAGAAGAGTAAGAAGAAAAGTCCGAAAATCAAGAAGCCAAATGAGGGATATGAATGGGCTTACGAAATCAGAAATGATGGTAAGCCTGTACACGGCCCCTCGCCGCCCAAAATGCAGCCTGAGATAGTCCAGGCTTTGGAGAATGAGAAAGAAAAATTGAGTTCTCTGGGTTATGTAGAAGGGGAATTTAAATACCCCGAACTCACAGCGGCAGAAGAAGCAGTGTCCCTGCATAAACACATACGCTTATTCTGTGATCGTGTAAAAATGATCAAAGTAGCTCCTAATGGCAACGAAATGAAACGTTGCGCGCAGATAGTCGCGACGATGATGGAAGACGCAGCCTATCAACCAGATGAAGACTACGATCAAGTGAGTGGTATACTGGATGTAATACATTCGAATATCGTTGGAAATAAGAAATCGAGTGGGTACCCGTATGTCTTGGAGGGTATGCCTACAAATGGTCAGGTGATTGATCGTTATGGGCCTAAGGGACTCGCTCAGATAGTTCTTAATAAGTGGGATGAACCTAGTACGATTAAATTATTCGGAAAGGGAGAACCCCACAAAAAGAAGAAAATTGAAAACGGTTTGATTCGTAACATTACAGGATTGCCTCTACACACTCTTATCAAAGACGCTAGCATCTTTAAGAATTTCTTTTCGACGATGGTGCATGATTGGAAATCGATCCCGGTCAAGTATGCTTTTAACCCGGCAACTCCGGGCCATTTAGAGCATCTTAAAGACCTATTTCCTGGGAAGGTATGGGATAGCGATAAGCCCAATTGGGACTTTATGTACCATGAATGGATAGCTAATGTGACTTGTGAAGTTACTAAATCGTTAGCTCTCCGACCGAAATCTTGGACAGAAGAAAAACTTGAGAAATATAAGAATGATGTTGAAAATAGTTTCAAGAACGTCTTTAATAACTCGAGATACCGTTTAAGCGATGGAACGCTGTTTGAAATGAAAATACCAGGCATTATGAAGAGTGGCTGGTTTGGCACGATTGCCTTTAATTCTATCGGACAGTTAGTACTTGACGTTATGGTTAAAATTCGTCTGGGGTATAGTGACGAGGAGATCCTTAGTATGACGATCATGGCTGGAGGCGATGATGTTAAGCAACAACCCGTTCCTTGCGGGACTGAAGCATACATTAAAGTAGCTACTGACCTTGGTTGTCCTATGGAGATCGAAGAACGCGACTTACTCGAAGAGTCGGAGTTCTTTAGCAGCGATATACGACGTGATGAACTGAAGCGTCTAGTGTTCTTTCCTCAACGATTTGTTAAGCACATCGAACATCTTAAAACTGTTAAAGTTGAGGACTTGGCAAATGCCCTATGTTCCCATATGGAGAACTACAGGCATCACAAGGAAAGATTTATGTTTTTCGAGAACCTGTACCATACGTTTAGAGAAACACATCCGGGTGAATTTCCCATGAAATTGCTCCGCAGCCGCCAATCTCTATTGGATAAGCAATATGGCTATGAGCAACTATCTGCATGGTAGACTCACTGACGGACCGACCATGTCCTTAAACTGGCCTCGCCGTGACTCGGTGGCGAGCCTGCCTTGGTTGGTGGTGGCGCAAATAACAATCAAGAATGGAAAATATAATTAAAGGCGTCGCGGGTGAGTACGTCGGCAATTATACCGGGCCGAATTGGTCCGATAGTAAATATCAAACATCTGTCGAATGGGGTGATGCAGACCCTTTGAGCGAGTTAGATTATTTGTCTAGGCAGCATGATTCTGCTTACGCACGTTTTAAAGACAGAGCTCACAGAGAAGC